TCAACCTATATCTCCCCGATGCAGTCCGAACCGATGCTGGACAGTCCGTTTAAGACCCGACCTGATCCAGACCAATGACAACTAAGCCCAAGAAGTCCAAAGCCCTACGAGGGGCAACCAAGCCACGGCTTCACAGTCCACTATTAAAGGGCGAAAATAAGCTGCAAGATGTCAAAGATCTATGCGCAATAGTTAAAATGGACTTAATGCCGTGGCAGGAGTTCGTGCTCAAGGACATCCTTACTGTGGACAAAAAAGGCATGTGGATTCGCAAGACAAACCTCATTTTGGTAGCACGGCAGAATGGTAAGACTCACTTAGCGCGTATGCTGATACTTGCACACCTGATTAAGTGGAATACCAATGTCCTTATTATGAGCTCGAACAGAAGCATGGCACTAGACACCTTCCGACAAGTTACTCACCTACTGGAGACAAATGACCACCTCAAAAAATTCGTCAAACAGATCAGACACGCTAACGGAACTGAGAGCATTGAAATGCTATCTGGAGCAAGGCTTGATGTCGTTGCAGCAACTAGAGACGGCAGTCGAGGCAGAAGCGTTAATGGATTGCTCTACATCGATGAAGTCCGAGAGATCACAGAAGATGGATTTAGAGCTGCTACTCCAACGACTAGAGCGCACCCAAACTCTCAGACATTACTCACAAGTAATGCTGGAGATGCGTTCTCAACTGTACTCAATGACTTACGAGAGCGCGCCATAGATTATCCGCCCAAGTCCTTTGGGTTTTACGAATATTCTGCGCCACAATATTGTAAGATAACTGATCGTGCTGCATGGGCTTTGGCTAACCCCTCTTTGGGATACACCATCACAGAAGAGGCAATTGAAGAGGCGATTGCTACTTCACCAATTGAGAACACGCGTACGGAAACTCTTTGTCAATGGATCGACTCACTTAGTAGCCCGTGGCCGCACGGAGTTTTAGAGGACACATCCGATAGCACACTAGAATTGGCTGTTGGGGCTTATACTGTATTCGGTTTCGATGTCAGTCCGTCACGAAGAAACGGATCATTAGTCGCAGGCAGCCTTCTTCCCGATGGACGGATTGGCGTTGGAATCTTAGAGACATACAGCTCGCAAGTTGCTATCGATGAACTCAAAATGGCAGCAAGTATAAAGGCTTGGTGCGACATCTATAAGCCACGCCTAGTTTGCTATGACAAGTATGCAACTCAGACGATTGCAGATCGCTTGGCTAACGCTGGAGTTATGGTCGAGGATGTCTCAGGTCAGCAGTTCTACAAAGCCTGCGGAGACTTACTTGAAGGCTTAGTCAATGCTCGCGTAGTCCATAACGGGCAGGCAGAATTGATCCAGCAGATGAATAACTGCGCAGCTAAAGTAAACGACAGCGCTTGGCGCATTATCAAACGCAAGTCAGCAGGTGACATCTCAGCGCCAATCGGTTTAGCTATGGTCGTTAGTAAGTTGATGATCCCTCAACCTAAGCCACAGATTTATACCTAGACACACCCTATGTAATATGTCAAATGCTTGACATGTGCTACCATTTATGTCTATGGGTAAATTATTGCAAGCCTTTGGTCTAGAATCTAAGCCTTTACTAGAAGCACAATCTGCGCCTCAGGTGCTTGGTGAGTATTCACCTTATGCGATGCCATTCCAGACTGCATACATCGGCAGAACAGAAGCGATGTCTGTTCCAGCACTTATGCGTTGCCGCAATTTACTTGCTGGCACTATCGGCGCAATCCCATTAGAGCTTTACAAAAAATCAACTAACGAAGAACTTGGCTCGCCTGCATGGTTAGAGCAACCTTCATATTCACAGCCACGATCAGTAACTATTGCTTGGACTGTTGATTCATTACTTCTATATGGGCAAGCCTTCTGGAAAGTTGTCGAGGTTTATCAGGAAGATGGCAGACCATCTCGCTTTGAGTGGATCGCTAACAACCGAGTGACAATTACTCTCGATAGCACAAACACATTCGTTCGTTCTTATGCAGTTGATGGCATTACATTACCAATGGATGGTCTAGGATCTCTTGTTACATTCCAGTCATTAAGTGATGGCATCTTAAATACCGGTGCTTCAACAATTCGCGCTGCTATCGATGTTCAGAAAGCAGCAGCAATCGCGGCAGCTACTCCGATGGCAAGTGGTTACATTAAGAACACAGGCGCAGATCTTGATCCAAAAGAAGTTTCAGGATTACTTGCTGCTTGGCGCCAAGCTCGGAATAACAGGTCAACGGCATATCTCACTAGCACTTTAGAATTTTCTCCAATTTCATTTTCACCTAAAGACATGATGTACGGTGACGCGATTTTTAATCTTGCCACCGAAATTGCTCGTCTATGCAATGTGCCTGCTTACTATGTATCAGCAGATCAAAATAACTCTATGACTTATGCAAATGTCCAAGATGAGCGTAAGCAATTCTTGACACTATCTTTACAGCCATTCATTACAGCGATTGAAGATCGCCTATCTATGGATGATATTACTGCCCGTGGCAATGTAGTGAAGTTTGACATTGATAAGAACTTCTTGCGTACTGATCCACTTCAAGAACTAGCAGTGATCGAAAAATTACTTAGTCTGAACCTCATCACACAAGAACAGGCTATGGAAATGACTGATCTAACACCTAACGGAAGTCAAGGTATGGAATGAACCAAGTAATTACCTTCTCAGCTGAACTCACAGCAGATTCAGCAAGTCGCACAGTATCAGGCAAGATTGTGCCGCTTAATGTCGAAGCAGGATCTACCAATATGGGCAAAGTAATCTTTGCCTCTGGATCTATTGCTATCGAAGATCCTAAAGCCATTCGACTACTGAGTCAGCATGACAATAAAAAACCTTTAGGAAGAATGATCTCTTTCAGCGAGTCAGAAGATTCTATCGATGCTGTATTTTCTGTAAGTCGCTCACAGCGCGGTACAGAAGCTCTTATCCTTGCAGAAGAAGGATTGCAATCAGGTTTGTCAATCGGGGCAGAAGTCCTAAAGTCAAAGATCAAGGATGGCGTGACTTATGTATCCGCTGCTCGCTTGGTCGAAGTAAGTTTAGTAACCGAGCCAGCATTTAAGTCTGCTCAGGTTACTGATATTGCGGCAGAAGAATCTGTCGTAGAAGAAACAATCCAACCAACAGAAAGCGAGACAGCCACCGTGGAAGAAACCACTCCAGCAGTCGAAGCAACACCAGTTGAAGCACCAGCGGTTGAAGCTGCTCGCCCAACTGTTTCAGCAGCATACTACACAAAGCCACGCATTGAAGTAACAGCAGCTAAGTATGCAGAAAACACAATCCGCGCAGCTCTAGGTGATGACAATGCTCGTCAATACCTACGCGCAGCAGATGACACAACTGACAACGCAGGACTTGTTCCAACTCGTCAGCTATCTGAAATCATCAACCCACTATCTACAACAATCCGTCCGTCAATCGATGCAATCTCACGCGGAGTATTGCCAGATGCAGGTATGACTTTCGAGATTCCAAAGATCACAGCAGTACCAACTGTTGCGATTGAGCCAGAAGGCGATGCGTTCAGCGACACAGATCAGAACGCTGCTTTCCTATCTGTATCAGTACAGAAGTACGCTGGACAACAGACATTCTCTGTTGAATTGCTAGATCGTACATCTCCAGCATTCTTCGATGAGCTAGTGCGCAACATGGCAGCAGCTTACGCAAAGGCAACAAACGCAGCAGTAAACGCTGCACTTATCTCAGGTGCAACAGCAGATGCAACAACAACAGTCACATATCCAACAGCATCAGAATTGCTTGGAATCGTAGCTCGCGGATCAGCATCAGTTTATGCAGCAACAGCAGGACTACCTAACCCATTTGCACGCAACATGGTCGTATCAACAGGACAATGGTCAAACATCATGTCTCTAAACGATGCAGGCCGTCCAATCTACACAGCATCACAGCCAATGAACGCTGGCGGTCAAGTAGCACCAACATCACTAACAGGTAATGTTGCAGGACTTAACCTCTATGTAGATCCAACAAACGCTGGCGATGGCGATGGAACAATCCTTATCGTGAACCCAGATGCTTACACATGGTACGAGTCACCAACATACCGCCTACGCGCAGAATCAACTGCAAACGGTTCAGTAACAATCGGCTACTACGGCTTTGGAGCAATCGCTACTAAGGTCGGAGCAGGCGCGTTCAAGAACAACAAGGCGTAACAAACTCACTAAGTCGCTCTGGGGAGTAGTAGCCCTCTACTCCCCAGAGTCTTGAGAAAGGACATCATGGCACTTACAACAGTCGCAGAGTTACGCTCTACTCTTGGCGTTGGCACTTTGTATAGTGACAGCGTGCTTCAAGAAGTATGCGATGCTACGGATGCCGTCCTTTTGCCTATGTTATGGGCTCCAAAATGGTTTACAGTTGCACATGAAAACACAGTAGGTTCAGGAACTCTCTATTTCAATGATAATGTGCGCGAGACTTTTTATGTAGGTCAAAGCGTTACGATTGCCAACTCAGGCAGTTCATATAACGGCACTAAGACAATTACAGCCGTCAATGGCTTCTCAATTAGTGTGGCAACTAATCACACTACTGCACAGGGCTATCATCCGATTTATCCTTATGGATCTGTATCGACCACGACTTACACAGACTGGACTACCGATATGGCAATCCAGCAAGCAGCTCTCATGATATCTGTTGAAATCTGGCAAGCGCGTACTGCAACCCTTTCAGGTAGTAACGCTGTCGATTTCCAGCCAAGCCCTTACCGAATGAGCGCACAGCTTCTCGCTAAGGTGCGAGGATTGATTGCACACGCGCTAGACCCTCGCTCAATGGTGGGCTAATGCCACCAGTAGCGATAACCACACTACGCACTACTTTAGCCACCGCGCTAGTAGATAACACTAAATACCAAGTCTTTGCTTTTCCACCTGCCACAGTTCTTGCTAACTCCGTTATCGTAAGCCCAGATTCAGAGTACATTGTGCCAAGCAATAATCAGCACATCACTATTGCACCTATGGCGAACTTCAAAATTATCATAACGACCATGCTTTACGATAACGAAGGCAATTTGAACGGCATAGAAGATTTCGTTTGTGGCGTGTTTGCTAAGCTCGCTGCATCATCTTTAACCTATAATGTAAGCGCAATAAGCGCACCAAGTATTCTCAACGCTGCTTCGGGTGACCTACTCAGCTGCGAGATGTCCGTATCAATCCTAACGAGTTGGAGCTAAACATGTCCGAGTGGGAACAAGAAAACGCTGACTTCCTGAAGAAAATCGGGCAAGTAAGCACACCAGCACCAAAGCCAGCAACTACTAAGAAAGACGAGGAATAATCTCATGGCTGTATTTCTAAACAACAAGGTCGGCGTGAAGATTAACACTGTCGATCTTTCAGACCACGTTACAAGCATTACACTAAACCGCACATTCGACGAGCTAGAAGTAACAGCTATGGGTGACACAGCACACAAGTTCGTTAAGGGCTTGGAAGCATCATCTGTAACAATCGACTTCCTAAACGACACAGCATCAGCGAATGTATTGGCAACACTACAAGCTGCATGGGGAACCACAGTCACATGTGTATTCCTACAGGAAAAGGGAACAGCAGTCTCAGCGACTAACCCTCTATACACTGTTTCATTGCTAGTAAACAACACAACAGACATCAATGGTGCTGTAGGCGATATGGCTACACAGTCAATCACATTTACTGCTAACTCAACTGTTGCAGTAGCCACTACAGGCACATTCTAAGAAACTAAACAAAGGGGCACACCATGGCAAAACTAAAGATAGTTCGTACAGATGGAAGCGTACTAGAAGGCGAGATCACTCCAGCAGTGGAGTACTCATTTGAGCAGTACGCTAAAAAGGGCTTCCATAAGGCGTTTCGCGATGAAGAAAAGCAAAGCGATGTCTATTGGTTAGCATGGGAAGTAACACGCAGGTCAGGTGAAACTGTTAAGCCTTTTGGTATGGATTTCATTGAGACACTCAAAAGTGTCGAGGTGCTTGATTCAGACCCTTTAGCTTAAAGCGCGATCTTCCATTCACCTATCTAATTGCTAGGTTAAGCATTAGGTTGGGAATCGCGCCACAGCAGTTGTTAGATCTAGATAAGACCATGCTCGATGCATTAGTGCAGGGGCTCAAGGATGAAGCGAAAGAGGTGAGCGATGCCAGCAAGCGTAAAGGGCGCCGTTGAACTTCGTAAAGCTTTGAGAAAGTTTACTCCTGACTTATCTAAGAAAATGTCTGCTCAAATTGGCATGGCGTTGAAACCTATTACTAGATCCGCTAAAGGGTATCTTCCAGATCAAAGGGAAGTTCTCAGCGGATGGTTGCCACGTCAAATGTCAGAGGGAACATTTCCGACCTACAATGCTTCAATAGTTAAAGCTGGAGTCGGATATAAGACAACTCCTTCTAAGGCTAATAACAGAGGTTTTAGATCCCTTGCTCGCGTCTTTAATAAAAGCAGAGCAGGTGCTATTTATGAAATCATGGGACGTAATACTCCAGACAGTCGGTTTGTAAAAAATCAAGATGGAAAATATCCTGCAAAAATGGTTGGCAAAAAGCAGTTGGAAGGTCGCGCTCTTTATCGCGCCTATGAAGAAAACAACGGCAAGGCAACAGTTGCAGTTATCAAGGCAATCGAATCGACAGCAGCCAAACTTAACGACAGAGCGACAGTGAGGGGTTAATCATGGCTAATGTATTTATTGACATCCTTGCCGAGTTCACAGGTAAAAAGGCTTTTAAGCAAGCAGAAGCTTCAACAGACAAACTTAGTAAGAGTGTTAAAAAACTTGCTGGCTCTTTAGGTGTTGCTTTTGGTACACAACAAATTGTCAGTTATGGAAAACGCGCAATTAAAGCTTTTGCGGATTCAGAATTAGAAGCAACACGCTTAACTACAGCAGTTTCCAATTTAGGATTGGCTTTTGCTGCTCCACAAATTGATCGTTACATTGACAATATAGAACTTGCAACAGGTGTCAATCGAGATCAACTACAACCAGCCTTTTTAACCCTTCTTCGTACAACAGGTTCGCTTACTAAAAGTCAAGAATTACTTAATTTAAGTTTAGATGTTGCAGCCTCAGAAGGTCTTGATGCTGCTACTGTCGCGGAAAAATTATCTCAAGCTTATGTAGGCAATGCTAAAGGATTGGGAAGTCTTAATATCGGACTTACTAAAGCCGAATTAAACAGCGCAAACTTTGAAACTGTTCAGAAAAGATTAACTGTACTGTTTGGTGGTCAAGGCGAAGCCGCTGCTAACAGTTACACAGCATCTATTGCAAAACTTGCTATTGCATCTGAACAAGCCTCAGAGATCATAGGTGAAGGTTTAGTTAATTCTCTGTTGATTTTAAGCGGCACTTCATCAGTAGATGAATTAGCTCAAGAAATGCTGGATGGCGCTCGCAACGCTAAGCAATTTACAGAAAATGTTGCAGAGTTGTTTAGATTACTTAACACCCCCGGGCGCAGGGTTTCTAACGTTTTAGAAAAGTTTATTAAGGCAACAGATCCGTATGTAGATCTTATTATTGAAGGTGATCCTTCTGGCTTTATGACAAAGAAGCCGCCATCACCATTATCTGCACCTTCTACTGGATTTAATGGCAAAACTTTTTATGCCGATGCTAGAAAGAATGCAGAAGCTATAGCTAAAGCAGAGCAATTGGCTGCACAGCGAGCCGCTAAGTTATTGGCAGATAAGAGAAAGCAACAAGCTTTAGAAGCTAAGATGCTAAAAGATAAGCGC